CGCCCGCGTTCAGCGTCCACCAATGCTTAGTGATCCCCATGTGGTGCCACTTAGCAAGCTCGGCCCACGTCTTAGTGCGGAGCTGCTCAGATGTATTGGCCGTCACTATGCCCTTGCTGTAGGGCCGGGTGTCCATGATCCAGCGGATCAGCCAAGCGGTGAGCGCCGACTTGCCGATGCCGTGCCCGCTCGCAGTGCTAAACTGTATAGGATCGACGGCGCGGTGGCCGTCGAAGCCCCGCCTGCTCACCTCAGTGCTAAGGTCGTTCAAGAAATCCCGCGCCCAGTCGTCAGGCCCCTCGAAGCCTTCGAGCTGCCCAGCTCCCCACGGATAGCTGAACAAAACGTGGCCGAGGGGATCGGCGTAGTACTTGCTGATCTCCTCAGCCAGCTCAAGATCTTGTGTCACAGGGGCTCGTAGTCCGAGGCGGTGTGCGCGACCGGGCTGTCAGGGGTGCTGCACTCAGCGTCCGGGTGATGTGGGTCGTCCGACGTGGAGAGCCGCTTAGCCCCACAGGCTGAGCACACGGCCATAGACCCGCTGCCTGGGAGCGGAGAGCCCCAACGGTGCGTCCGCGGACTGGAGTTAGGGTGACCAGCGCGGGCTGTATGATCGTTCATCGCAGCTTCTTCTTCTTTGGCGGCTTCTTCTTCTTTTCGTAAGCCATGACCTAAAATCCCAAACTGTTAGAGACAACACCTACTCTGTGCGACCGGCACGGCTGGCAGAACCGTTGGAATGGCCCCCGCATCAGCACGCTCGAGCCGCACAAGTTGCAATCCCGGCGCACCATATCCGGCGCTTCGGCGCGGTCCGCAGCAATCCCGGTGCGGACGTTCGCGTATCGGCTCTGCGCTGATTTTGCGGTCCTACCCAGCTGTACGGCAATATCTTGCCAACTCCAATTTTTATCTAGCAGGTCTCGAGTCAGCTTATCGTCGGCTTTGTTGTATCGCTTATAGCGGCTCATCGTTTGAGTCTCGACGCAAACTTTTTTAACCGATCCACTTGCCCGGCCGGCACCCAGACTTGTACTCGGCAGTAGCCGTCGGCGCGCAGCCTTCGCTCATACTCCGCTTGTCGTTCTGCACCGCTTTTCTTCGTCGCCATCTCCGTCATCCTCCCCGTCGTCTTGTTGCTATCTCTGCACCCACAGCCAGGTAGCCGCATCCGTCTATCCAATTGTCGGCTAGGCGGGGGCTGCTCTTCAGGCGAGCTAATTTCAAGAGCGCCATCATAATCGATACGTCAGTCGCTGTCACGCGGCAGCTCAGGTGCGTAGACCAATACTCCGCGATAGCGGAGAAGGTACTGTCCGCGTCTCCATGCGTTTCAGCCCGGTCCTGAGTGACGTACTTCTCGGCCGTTCGTAGGACTGATGCGCGGGTGGAGGGGAAGCCGAAGTCCTGCTGCTGAGTCATTGGCTGTCCTCCCACGACTTAACAGACTGCGACCCAGATTTTGGACCCCGAGATAGAGCTGACTTTTTGATGGTAGCCTGGGCGCTGCCGGCCGACCACGGCAGGGGGCTGCATACGATGGCGTGTACTGATGAGCCGAGCGATCGAGCCATCGTCTCGATGTCGTACATGCGTCGGACGCCGGTCGGCGTCGAGACGAGGTGGGTGGCTACGTTTTCAGGGCTGCGGCGTGTCCCCAAAAAGGGCGCACGCTGCGTTGCTGGCCTCACCCCCAGCAGCTCCAGCGCGTCGACGTCGGACCTCAGCGCATCGATCTCGGCGCACAGTATGCTGACGCGCCGGTTTAAAGTCGCTATCTCAAGACTCTTAAATAATGTCATAACTGTCCTCCTCCAGTTTTCCCCAGCTCGATCCTGAGCCGCCCTCGACCAGCCCAAAAATTGGGGCATTGGGAAATAGATCGAGGTATCCGTTTGTCATGTCGCGCTGCATCAGGTATCGGCAGCCCTGCGCGTCGGACGCTAAGCTCTCGTCGATGATCGCGTCGTGGATCGTCGAGATCATCCGGGTCTGTCGTTGCTCACCGTTTGCGCGCGCATGATCTAGCGTACTTTTATGGCGGATTAGCGCCCGCGCCATCACAGCGAGGGCGGCGCGTTGAACGGGGTAGTTTGCGCATTGCGGCAGCTCAGGATTTTTCCCCATGTAGATCGTACCGCCATCGACACAACGTATGTATCGTGTGCGGCTGGCCTCGGCCATCATCTTATTGCGGTAATTAAATGCCCTGCTGTACCGATTAGCCCAGAATGCAATGTACTCGGCGGCCTGCTCGACGGTCGTCCTCATATTGACGGCAAGGCCGGCGGCACCGCTGCCGTAGATTATGCCAAATGACACGCCCTTTGCCGCAGTGCGAGCCTTCTTACCTTCCGGCGTAGTCTTGTCGATGGCATGGCCGGCTATGACGGCGGCAACTTCGCTGTGTACGTCGCCGTCGACGGTGTCTTCAAGGAGCTGCGCGTCCTCGGACAGCAGGGCGAGCACGCGCAACTCGATGCTGCTGTAGTCTAGGCTGACGAGGAGGTGGCCTTGGGCTGCGATGAAAGACGACCTGACGCTAGTAGCCTCCCCCAGCAATTCGTTGTCACGCGGTATCTGCTGTAAATTGGGACCAGAGCACGAGAACCTGCCGGTCTTTGCCGCCGCGATGTTGTATCGTGCGCGCACCCGCTTGTCCGGCGAGGCGTGAGCCTTGGTTAGCAAGCTATCCCCAAAGCTGGAAATGTACTTGCTGACCTTCTTATAGGCCGCGAGGGCGTCGAGGACCGCCGTCAGCGGGTTGCCGGGGTGTCCTACCTCAAACTGTGCGGCAACGCTGCGTAGCACCTCCCCTGACATTGATAGCTGGCCGGTCTTTTCCGTGCGGGGCCAGCTATCGACGACGTGGTCTGGTAGTATCCGGCCAAAATAATCTGACCACTGAGCATCGCTGCGGATGTTTGCCACATCGCCCGACAGGACCGTCTCGGCAATCTCCGCAACCTGCATGTGCTGGATGCGCTTCCACTCGCCGATCAGGCGGTCATGCCTGTGAGTATCGAGGAGCATCCCTGCCTCCTCCATCTCGATGACCGGCGGCACCATGTCGTCGAACATCTGCCACGCTCGCAAATGATCCTGATCTGCGCGGTCGTACCAATGCTGGAACAAGTCCCACGTCTCAAGCGCGTCGTTGTATGCGTACTCGAGCTGGCTCTCTGTCAGGTCCGGGTCCGACCAGTTGCTGTCCTGCTCGGTCTTATCCATCTCGCGTCCTAGATCCCACGCGATAAGCTGCTTCAGGGCGAACTGCCCGCCGCCCATAATAGCGCGCCGCAAATATCCGACGTCCCGGCAGACAACATCAGGCGAGCCTGCGTCGATAAACCAGCGCAGCTCAAACCCGGCGTTAAATACAATCCACTGACCCTTCTCAAACATCGAGGCGCAAGCTCGGAAGCCTCCGGGGATAGGGTCGAAGTCTACCAGCGCGCCGTGTCGTCCGTTGAACAGAGAGACAAGGCGGACCTTGCCGTCTTCCGGTCGCAGCGACGTAGTCTCGAAGTCGAGCGCGCACATCCCGTCGTTAACGAGGACGAGGTAGTCGGCGAGGTCTTGGCGTGTGGTGATTAAATTCATAGAGGTGTCCCCCGGAGCTGTTAACTCCGGGGGCCTTTCCTTACTTCTTCGCGACTTTTTTAACAGTGACGCCGGACAGTAAATCGTCGAGCGTAAGTCCGCCACTGGCGTAAGCCCCGGCGCTTTCCCGCGTTACCCAGACCTCGACGATAAACTTTGGCTTCCAGTTCTTCGCGCCTTGCGCTGTAAACTGTTGCCTGTCGAAATGGATCACAGGTATTTGCGGCTCGCCACGGCTCGCTCGATCTTTGATCTCATTATGAAGATCGGTGATCGAGTTTTTGGCGCTGATCGAGTTCGAGCTGAATTTAATCTGCGTCATCTCATTGTCTAAGGCGACGCAACCCAAACCAAGAAGAGTAGACCAGCCCTCACCCATCGCGGAGTTGTACGGCCCGTGATCCTTCAGATCGCTTTCAAGCACGGCGCTGCCGTGGTCTAGGTAGTTCCACTCGACCCGGTCAACCGGCCTGCTGGATTTCCAACAGATCCAGCCGTCCGTGAAAGACATTGGCTCGACAAGATAAAGAGCCTCCGGGTCCACGTCGTCGCGGTCCTTGCCGAGAGCGTAGGCTCCCGTCTTTCCCGAGAACGACAGGTACTGCGTAAACGTCGTGTCCCGAGGGGTCTGACCCTT